ATTGAATAGTAATGTAGAAGTAGATAATTACAAACAAGGTGATTATTTTGTGAACACATTTCAACCAAAAGAAAATCTTGATGAAGGTGATACAGCTATTCAAGGTAGGTTTGGTAATTCTATTGTTTTGGGTAGTAATCAAAAGGATGGAAATTTATTTTCACCAAATGTAAAGATTAAAGCAGAACTATCATCTTCTGAAAATACTTCTTCTATGATTCTTATGACAACTAATGAAAAAATAGATTATGAAGAACCAACAAAAACTTATGCTAAAAAATCAGATTCAGTAAACACGAAAGGATTTGATGGTCGTAGAAGATTTACTACTGATTATACAAAACCACAAATACTTTTAAATTCAGATAGAATTGTGTTGAATGCAGAAAAAGAAGATATTGGTATTTTTGCACAAGGTAAAGTATTTATTAGAGGTAACAATATTGAGATTCACAATCAAGGTCAAATGCAACTTGTAACAAAAGATATGGTTAACAATTTTGTTGATGGAAAAAAATCAGATATAAAAAAAGATTTAAATGACCCTGATAATAAAATTTTACCAAAAGGATTATTAGAGTTGGGTGGTATAATAAAACCAACCATAGAGTTTTTTAAAAAAGAAATACAATCATTAGCATATTTAATATTACCACCAACATTACCAGGTGGAATACCTAATCCAAGTTTTATGTTGGGTATGAAAATAAAGTTTGAAGCTATCAAAGATATGTTAGAGTTGATAGAAAAATTTACTAATTTAGATTTTGGTATAGACCAAGAGTTTGAAACCATTTCTTTAACTGAATTAAAAAAAGAACTTGGTATACCAGTGGTAGTTGATTTACCAAATGTAGAACAAAATTATGATATAGATGAATTATTAGAAGACGCACAAAAAGCAAGATTAGAAGTTGATAAAATACAAGCACAAGTTGCAGGTGTAGTAGCATCTGCTGCAGCTCTAAATGGTATAGCAGATTTATTAGCAGGTGAAGAATTAAAAGATGTTGATACTAATCAGATTATACAAGTATTAGATGAGTATGACGCAGACCCAAATAATCCACCATTAGACTCATCTGATTTAAGAGATGTAATAGCAGATGGTGCTAATGGAGAAGATTTAAGAAGATATTTTGATAATGGTGGTTCACCACAAATTAATGACTTATTACAAAAAGTAGGTCAAGCAGAACAAGACGCAAAACAATTATCACAAATAGTAAAACTTAGTGAATTACTGAATAGGAGTAAATAATGAAAAAAAATGAGTTAGTAAAAATAATCGAATTAGTTGTTCGTAAAGAAATCAAAAAACAACTGAGTGAGATATTTATTAATGACGAAAAAGAAATTAGTTTATCAGAAACTATTTCTAAACCAAAACCAAAAGTAGTTAAACAAAAACCTAAAAAACAATACACGAAAAACAAAGCGTTGAACGAAGTATTGAATCAAACAAAACCATTAGGTAGTCAAGGTCAAGAACAAGAAGAATGGCCTTCATTAGGCGGTGGAGTATTAGGTTCTGACAATATGGCAGATGTATTAGGTTATGGTGATTTGGGTATGGGACAAAATAAAGAAAGAGCGAGAGAAATGGCAGCAGTTGATTCAATCAAAAAAGCAGGTGTTTCAGTTGACTCAGTTCCTGAAGATGTTCAAAATGCATTAACACGAGACTACTCAGGTTTGATGAAAGCGATGGATAAAAAGAAAAAGGGTGAGGGTAATTTTAGACCTTAATAAAAAATGGCAAGTGTAAGAGAAAAAGATAGAAATAATGATATTTTTATTGGAATAAGATATCCATTAGGATTTAGTCCTGAAGGATTTTTCTTTAAAACAAAAACTATATTAGAACAATCAAAAGCTAATATGAGAAATCTTTTACTAACATCTAAAGGTGAAAGAGTTATGCAGCCAGACTTTGGTTCGAGACTTTTGGATATTGTGTTTGACCAAGGTAGTAACATACCCACAAGAATAGAAGAAGAAATACGAGAGGTAGTTGGAGTTCAATTACCATATATCAACATAAACAATGTTTTTGTTGTTCAGTTGACTGATACTAATCAAGTGGATGTTTCAATAGAGTTTTCTACAAGTCTTGAACCTGATGCTTTAGATACACTTACATTTAATTTTAATATTGGAGAATAGTAATGCCAGATTATGGTACAAACAAAAAAGTAATACAGAAAGAAGTTAATTATCTCGGTAGAGATTTTAAAAACATCAGAGAGAATTTAATTGAATTTGCGAAATCATATTTTCCAAATCAGTTTAATGATTTTAATGAAGCGTCGCCAGGTATGATGTTTGTTGAAATGGCTGCTTATGTAGGTGATACATTAAATTACTATGTCGATAACCAATTTAGAGAAACACTTTTACAATTTGCAGAAGAAAGAAAAAATGTTTTAGCAATTGCACAATCATACGGATATAAACCAAGATTAGCAACACCATCAACTGTAAAATTACAAGTTTCAGTTGATGTTCCTGCAAAAGAAGCATCAGGTGCATTTGAAGCAGAACCAGATTTAACATATGCAGGTATATTGAGTGCAGACTCTACGGTAGAATCAGAAACAGGTGTAGAGTTTACATTATTAGAAGATGTTAATTTTACCACATCAAGTTCATTAGATAAAATGGAAGTTGAAGCGATAGCACCTACATCTGGTAAAGTTCCAACATTTAGATTAACAAAAGAAGTAATGGCAAAATCTGGAACAAGAAAAGAAGAAACATTTACTTTTGGTAATGCTAAAAAGTTTGATAAATTAGTTTTATCCGAAATTGGAGTAAATAATATTATATCAGTTGTAGATAGTAACAACAACAAATATTATGAAGTTCCATTTTTAGCACAAGACACTGTATTTGAATCAGAAGAAAATTCAACACTTAATGACCCTGAACTTTCACAATATAAAAACGATACACCTTATTTATTAAAACTTATCAAAACAGCTAGAAGATTTACCACATATGTTCGTGATGACGGAAAAATGGAATTAAAATTTGGAGCAGGTATTAGTGATAATGCTGATGAAGAAATAATTCCAAATCCTGATAATGTAGGTTCATCATTAGGTTTTGGTGTTTCAAGATTAGACGAGTCATTTGACCCAACAAATTTTTTAAAGACACAAACATTTGGATTAGCACCAAGTAATACAACACTTACTATAAACTATAATTATGGTGGTGCAGTAGAAGATAATGTTCGTTCAAATTCTATTAACAGATTTAAGAGAAAAACATATACAATATCCACAACAGGATTAGATGCTACTGAACAAACAACATCAGAAAATAGTTTAAGTGTAAACAATGAAGAGCCAGCATCTGGTGGAGCAGGTGAAGAACCTATTTCAGAAATCAGACAAAATGCTGCAGCTTATTTCAATGCACAAAACAGAGCGGTTACAAGAGCAGATTACATAACAAGAGTTTATTCTTTACCACAAAAGTTTGGAAACATAGCAAAAGCTTATGTTGTTCAAGATGAACAATTAGAACAAGAAGGACAAATACAAGTTATCAATGGTGAAATAGTAAGAACAGGAAATGAAACACCTATTCCTAATCCATTAGCACTAAATATGTATTTATTAGGTTATGACAAAGACAAAAAATTAGTAGAGATTAACCAAGCAGTAAAACAAAACTTAAGAACTTATTTGTCACAATATCGTGTCTTGACAGATGGTATAAATTTAAAAGATGGATATATAATTAACATTGGTGTTAAATTTAATATTGTGGTAAAAAGAGGATACAATAAAAATGATGTATTGTTCAAAGCAATACAAAAAGTAAAAGAGTTTTTCCAAATAGAAAAGTGGCAAATCAATCAACCAATCGTGTTAAGTGATTTAGCGTATCAAATCTCATTGGTGGACGGAGTAGTTTCAGTTGTTCCACCAGAACAAAATAATCCTAACAAAGAGTTAATATTGATTGAAAATAAAGTTAGAACTGCAGATGGATATAGTGGTAGTGTATATGATATAACATCAGCTACAAAAGATGGAATCATATATCCGTCATTAGACCCAAGTATATTTGAACTTAAATTCCCTAATACAGATATTGAGGGTAAAGTAGTAGGAGATAGATAATGCATTATTTTGAATTTGGTAAAAGAGATACAACACTTTATTCAGGTGGTACAACCGCATCAAGAAATACAGGTTTAGATGAAATATTAGAAATAAATAAAGTAGTTGCTAATAATGGTAATGTACAAAATGTATCAAGAATATTAATTGACTTTGATTTAAGTTTTATATCTAAATCAATACAAGACGGAAAAATACCTTCCACTGCAAAATATTATTTAAACCTTTACGACGCTACATCAGAAGAAGTTGAAGCAGAACAACCAGTTCATATTTATATGGTTAGTGGTAGTTGGAAACAAGGTACAGGTAAACTTGACCACAATCCAGTGACGGATGATGGAGCAACTTATCAATACAGAGACCACGAGGCGAAAACACCTTGGGTAACAGGTTCAGTATTGACAGACGGAGGTGCTTGGTTTACAGCAAGTGTAGACGGACAATATGAAGTATCATCATCATACAATCTAACATTTGATAAAAAAGATATAAGAGCAGATGTAACTGACTTAGTTAATAATCATATTTACTCAAGTTCAGTATACCCGAACAACGGCTTTATTGTTAAAAGAGAAGATAGTGGTTCTCACGGAGACCATCCAAGTTCTTCTATGTTTGATTTTAATACAGGTCAAGAGGGTGATAGTTCAAGGTTAGGTAATCTAAAATATTTTTCTCGTGAAACACATACAATCTATCCACCTAAATTAGAAGTAGTTTGGGATGATAGTTCTTGGTCAACAGGAAGTTTATCAGCACTAAGTTCAACGGACTTAGAAAGATTAAAAGTATATTTTAAAAATATGAGAAAGGAATATAAAGAAAATTCAATCGTTAAATTTAGAGTAGTGGGTAGAGAACTTTATCCTTCATCAAGTTTTGACGCGACACCAACTGAACTTACAGTAAAGTATTTACCAAGTAGTTCTACTGAATATGAAATTAAAGACGCAGATACTGAAGAAGTAATCGTACCATATGGTAGTGGTTCAAGAATCAGTTGTGATTCAGACGGAAACTTTTTCCGAGTTCAAATGAATGGATTCCAAGCAGAAAGAAATTATCGTTTTTGTATTAAGGTAGTTAGTGGAAGTGGAACTCTTGATGAACAAATAAACTACTATGATGATAACTATGAGTTTAGAGTGGTGAGATAATGCCTTATTTAAGAGAACAAGCAAAAAAGAAATCAGAATTGTATGAAAATATTCTGAGTGGTGATGTTTTAGAATATCAAAACAGAATCAATACTTTAAGAAATAGATTAAACATATCTGGTTCGTACGATGCCAAACAACCAATAAGAGATGAAGATGGAACTCTTGTTTCGTTTGAAAGCTCTATTGAGGGTGTAGCATTAGAAGATGAATTTCAAGAAGTTAGGTTAGAAAAAAAACAAAGTTATTTTGCAGGTGATGTTGATAATGAATTTACTTTTTTTGAACCTTCACAATTCAATCCAAGTCAAAATGAAACCACAAACGAAACCACCGAAACTTCAGAAACGGATGAAGAAACAATACAATTTCAAAACACAAATAGAGACTACTTGATACAATTTATAAATGAATATTTTGGTCAAGACTATACACCTTCAATCTCAACAGACTTACTACACGAAAAAATAAAACAATTTTTCTCAGAAAATAGGAGTGATAAAAAAGGTCGTAATGCTGAAGGTTGGGAAAACTTTAGAGAAAATAAAAAAAGAGAAGTTAGAGGTATAAGTAAAAGTAGATTAGGTGAAATGAAAAAAGATTTAAGACAATTTAGATACGATGATGTAATTGAAAATCATTTGTATAGAACACTACAAGGACAAAGACTATGGTTGAGATTAGAATTACCATATGTTAAAGATGTATAATGGCAAGAGAATACGGATTCACACCAAAAGAAAAACAAACTTACTATCAACAACAAAAGTTATATAGTAGTTTTGGTAGAGACTTTACTAATGACTATATCGCTTTATGTGTTTATGGTTTGGACGATGTTCTTATAGGAACTAAAATTCTTACACTTCAAGAAGTTAACATTGATGGTGACTTTGTTGATATTAACATAGGTCAACATCTTAGAAATATGGGACTTAGACAAGGTGAGTTTAGAGTTGTTTATAAATTTTTAAGAAGATTAGCTGGTAAAACAAAAACTATCTTTGTAGATAATAGTGGTAAAGAAATAACAGGTAAGTTTGAAAGAAAAATTATCAACGGAGAAGTTAGATACTTTAAATCTATTGAGGGTGAAACTCAAAGTGGAGAACAAAAAGAAGTTTATATTCAAGAGCAAAAATATTTAATAGATGAAATTTCACAAGACAATACTGAAGCGTCAGTAAAGTTTGACCAATTTGTTCCTAATAGTGATTATAAAAATGACCTTATGGAAATGAATTCATTAATACAATATAAACCAATGAGTTCCTCTCTT